AAGGTTACATGGATGGCGACTCTGAAGGTGCCGACATGAGCGAAGCGAAAAAGAAAGACGATTCTTATCTGGAGGTGAACTTCAAGAAGCGTCAAGCAAATAATGAGAAAGCTCGTAAAGAGATGGACAAAGTTCCATCCCAAAAAAATCCTCACTTTGAATCTACAGGAGACCAAGCGTATGGCAGTCAAGAAGAAGTTTCAGAAGAAAGCACAGAAGAAGTCGCAGAAACTGAAACCCTCTTGACATTTAAACAATTCGTTTCTGAAGAAGGTGCAGATTCACTAAAGGATCGTCGCATGGAGCGTGGTGGTGTTGGTGGCAACCAACGTTACAACAAACCAATTAGTAACACACCAAATACATTTGGTAAGAAAAAACCAAAGTATGATGGTATGTCTGCCGTCGAAAAAGTGAAGGCAAGTATCGAGAAGCAGTATGGTAAAGGTGCCATCATGGACACCAAAAAGAAGAAGTAAGCATATATAGATTAGAACCCTTTGGTAACTAATCATGCTTGCATTTCTACTCCCTTTAGCGTCGAAAATTATTAAAGATGCTATCAATAATATTCCAGAGAATGAAGAACTCGGTGAGAAAATGGTTGAGATCTGTCTTGTTATTCTTTCTAAAGCAGTTAAGTTGACTAAGACTGATATGGATGACCAACTTCTCGAAGTTGTTAAGAAGGCAATGGTTTCACGCGAGGGAGAATGATTCAAGGGGGCGTAAGCCCCTCTTTTTATAAATAAATATATTGGAATTTAATACGGAGTAACCCATGTCTCTTTACGGGAGAACTGACAGCAACGCAAATAAGACTCAAGCAGGACTCGCCCGTGGTAACGGCAGTGGCTCTGTTTCGGAAACTATTGTTTTTATTGATGCTGCTGAAGCAGTATTGAACGAGAATGCTTCTCGTGGTATCACTGGTCCTGGTTGGTGGGCATATAAGACCTACACCGATGGCGCTGGTAATACTCGTCACAAGGCAGAATGTCTTGCATTCATCACTAATCCTGATGGTACAGAAACTCAGGCAGATGATACTATCGGAGCAGACGTTGCATCGGCAGTAACCATCTCTGCACAACCTGCCGCTCATGTTTCTGGTGCTGGATCCGCTGCTGATGGCGCTGGTACATTCACCCTTAGCACTTCTACTACAGGAACACCTGGTGCTCTTGCTTATGTCTGGCAGCGTCAGACCGCAGCAGCAACAACTCGTTGGGTTAACATTGCCGCTGACACCGATAGTGGTATCACCTACGCAGACTTCACGACGGCAACTCTTGCTTACAGTGGTCTTGCTGATGACTCACTTGACGGTTATAAGTATCGCGTCAAGATCACCTCTGCAGGTGGTACTGAGGAAGTCATCTCTGATGGCGCAGCAACACTGACCTTCGGCAGTTGATAAATGAAATTTGACGAACTGAATGAGTCTAACTACATTCTGTTCGCCATAAAGCATTATGAGAACCCTGCTTGTGTAACACGAGCAGATTTTGATGAGGATATGAAACGCTTCAAGTATCTAAAAAGACTCTTGAAGCGTTATGTACGTGGTGGTTCATTAAGAACTCATCTTGTTATAAACCATCTGATCATACTTTATAATGTTTTTGGTGAAGCAGCAACCCCCTTACTGTTCTTCAAGATGGAAAGGGAATACTGGAGTATTTTAAAAACATTACTTGTGTTTTTAAATAAATATCCTGTAGGGATGTTATCCAATCTTGAAACAGATAAAGACTTAGAAGAGGAACTGAGTACGCTATGACAATAATGACTGCTGGTACTGGAGGTTTTAGCGGATCTGCCGATGCGACTGGACCTGTTGCAGGATATGATCCTGTAATGAAGTTCCGTAAGAAAGTTAAGAAAAAGAAAGCAGAAGTGAAGGAATCAAAAGAGAATCCTACAGTGCCTTCTAGACTTTTCCAGTATAAAGTTACTATTCCTGAAGTTGGTGAGACTATTGTTTATGCAGGTTCTCCTGCAGAACTAATGCAAAAGATGCGGTTGTTAATCAACTACCGCTATAGAGGTGATATTAAAATTGAAAGAATTCTACCCGCTAATGCAGGTAAGTTCTTTATGGACAAGAGAGCAAAAGCACTTCGTAATGTCAAGGAAAACCTTGACAAACAAATGCAGCAACAAATGACACAGCAGCAAATTGCGAACGAAAAGAAAAAGGTTCAAATGAAATCTGCTGAAATGCAAAAACAATTACAAAAGAAAGTCCAATCGTTAAAGAATAAACAGCGCATCGGTGGCGCACAAGCAACGGTAGATAGGTAGCATTTTATGGAATCTGATACTGGAATTAATGCAGCCATTCTAGAAAGATTAGAAAAAGTAGTAGACTCATTGCAGGATAATTCTGTAAAGATGGGTCAACTACTTGCTGTGCATAATGAAAAGTTATCTACACAGAGTGAAGTCGATGGAATTCTATTTGAAAAAATAGATAGACTTCATTCAGATCTCAATAAAGAGACAGACACAATCAAGAAAGGTTGTGAGAGAGACATCCGTCTTGTAGATGATAGACTCAGGATGATGGAGAGAAAGATGTGGTCTATCTTTGGTGGTCTTGCTGTTATCTCATTCCTGGTCAGTGTGCCAGGACAATCTTTGATGAAGTCATTGACACCAGTGCCAGTAGATGCTAGACTACGATAGTCCTACAGCATCTCAAAGTTGTCTGAATTTGTTGATTCTTATTATGTAACTCTGCTTTCAGGACGACTGGAAAAGTTCGCTCGTAAGAAAGCAGATTTATATAACTTTCGCTGTCCCTATTGTGGTGACTCTCAGAAGCATCGTAATAAGGCACGAGGGTACTTCTTTCGTATCAAGGCAGATATGGTCTTCAAGTGCCATAACTGTGGTGCAGGAAGGACGCTACCAAATTTTCTAAAAGACAATGCACCCGATCTTTATGATGAATATATCATGGAGAGGTATAAGTCTGGAACAACTGGTAAGGGGTCATATGTGCCTAAACCAAAACTAACTCAGTTTGAAAAACCGAAGTTCAAAAAGAAAGGAGAACTTCAAACTATCAAAGAACTAAATAATGAACACCCTGCAGTTGGATACCTTCTCGGTCGTAAAATTCCTGAAAAATATTTCTCGGATTTGTTTTATACTGATAAGTTTTGCACCTGGGTAAACACACAGAAACCAACGTTCAAAGATGTCAAAAAGGATCACCCTAGAATTATTATCCCTTTCATTGACACAGATGGAACCTGGTTTGGATTTCAAGGAAGGTCCCTAGTATCCAATGATAAGATGAGATACATCACTATCATGCTGGACGAATCTAAAACTAAAATTTTTGGTCTTAATAGAGTAGATTTCAATAAGACCGTATACATTACAGAAGGACCGTTTGATAGTTTGTATATTGACAATGCACTTGCTATGGCAGGAGCAGATGTTGATTGGGAACTCTTACGTGATAAAGAAGTTGTTTTCGTATATGACAATGAACAACGTAACAAAGAAATTGTCAAACGGATGGAAAACGTTATCAGTAAAGGATATGAGATTGTGATTTGGCCAGAGAATTTGGACGATAAAGATTTAAATGACATGTACATCGCTGGACATGACGTTCAATCTCTGGTAGAATTCAATACATACAGCGGTCTACAAGCACAGATTAAACTAAGCGAATGGAAAAAGGTATGAAGGAAATCCAAGTAATCAAGCGAGATGGTCAGAGTGAGTCTCTGAACCTTGATAAGATTCATGTGATGGTTGAACACGCTTGTAATGGACTTGCAGGCGTATCCGAAAGTCAGGTTGAGATGAATGCCAATCTGCAATTTTTTGATGGTATTAAGACTTCTGATATTCAGGAAATTCTTATTCGTTCTGCGAACGATCTCATTTCTTTGGAAGCACCTAACTATCAGTTTGTTGCTGCTCGTCTGCTTTTGTTTAGTCTGAGGAAAGCAGTATACAATGGACATCCTGATGGTCATCCTCCTTTACTGGAACATGTAGAGAAGTGTGTGGGGAGAAACATTTATGATGCGTCTATTCTTAAAAAATATACAGAACAAGAATGGGAAAAACTATCCAGTTATATGGATCATGAACGGGATTACCTGTTTACCTATGCTGGAGCAAGGCAGGTTGTAGATAAATACCTAGTGCAGGATCGTAGTACTGGAAGAATATTTGAAACGCCGCAATTCATGTATATGATGATTGCTGCCACTCTGTTCCAAGACGATGATAAATTTTATAGGTTAGAGTATGTCAAAAAATACTACGACGCAATCAGCAAACACCGAATCAACATTCCCACACCTGTCATGGCAGGGGTGCGAACTCCACTTCGACAATTTGCTAGCTGTGTTCTTGTTGATGTCGATGACACCCTCGATAGTATCTTTTCTAGTGACATGGCGATTGGCTACTATGTTGCTCAACGTGCAGGAATCGGTATCAACGCAGGCAGAATCCGTGGCATCAACGCTAAAATCCGAGACG